TTAATCATAGCATTCATGTTCCATCATCAAATTCCTATGAGAAGAGAAACAAGCGAGCTGCTTAAAGAGGATAAATCACTCCTTTACTACGCAACTATCAACCGTAACTGTGTTATCTGTGGTAAACCTCATTCAGACCTTGCACACCATTACGCAATAGGTAGAGGAGCAAACAGACGTACAATGGACCATTACGGATATGAAGTGTTAGCGCTATGCAGAGAGCACCATCAATCCCAACATAATATGGGCGTTGAAAGCTTCGATAAATTACATCATTTAGAGAATTCGTGGATTTCAGTAGATGATCGGCTTAACAAAATGTTGAAAGGAGAATCAAAATGACAATCATAAGAAGTACAGTAGGCTTAGGCATTTTAACCAAAGAAGTAAGAACTAGAAAAGATTTAACCTTTTTCGAAAAAATATTAATATGTGAACTTGATTCTCTAACAAATAATGTTGAAAGTTCTACGGATATTTCAAACGAAGAGTTATCAGAACTTTATGGAGTTTCTGAGTCAACAGTTAAAAGAGCTATTAAAAAGCTTGAGAAACTAGGTTTTATAGAAAGAAAAGTAGAAAACGTAAATTATATTAACAGAAGAAAGATAACTGTTAAGAGGTGAGTTAAATGAATAACAGAGACTATATATCATCAATAATCACACAATTCAGTGGTCAAAATAATATCATTCCTATACCGGTTATTTACTTAAAAATCACTGAGGATTATCCTACTGCTGCGTTACTCAATCAATTAATTTATTGGTCAGATCGAACTAATAGAAAAGACGGTTATTTCTACAAATCCTATAAAGAATGGGAAGAAGAGATACATTTATCTAAATACCAAGTAATGCGTTCAATAAAGAAATTAAAGAATATGGGGATTGTAGAAACTGCATTAAAAAAGGCTAATGGCGCACCTACTGTACATTATAAAGTCGATAGTGAAGTTACTTCACAATGGATTGTTAAGTTTCTTAACAATGGAAAGTCGACAAACTTAACAATGGATAGTAAAGAAACTCAACAATCTTTAACAGAGATTACTACAGAGATTACTACAGAGACTACTAACAATAATATATTGTCGGGCAACCCGACGCACACCCCATATAAAGAGATTATAGATTATCTTAACGAAAAGACTGGTAAGAGGTTTAGCCACAAATCAAAAGCGAATCAAAAACTAATACGAGCCAGATTCAATGAAGATAATTCAAAAGAAGATTTCTTTACAGTAATTGATAATATGACTGCGCAATGGAAGGGCAATCCGAAGATGGATGAATATTTACGTCCTAAAACATTGTTCAGTGGAAACTTTGATAACTATAAAAATCAAACACCTAAATTAAGTGGTGCAGATCAACTAGAACGAATGAAATACGACCCTAGTTATTGGGAGGAATAAAATGCAATCATTTTCAAATATTATGCAAGGAAGCAGACTGAAGAAAAATATAGTCGAAGAAGAACATGGACTTAAATGTGAAAGTTGCGGCAGAACTTATGACTATTACAAGTTCAGCAATGGTCAGGAATTTAGACATGGTTGTGATTGCGCAATGATTGAAGCTGGTAAAGAAGCTACTAAAAAAAGACAGCAACGTAAAATAGACGACTCATTCAATCAATCTACAATTAATCCATCTATTAAAGATGCAACAGTTAATAACTATATTCCTAACAATGAGTCGCAAGTAAAAGCCAAGCAAACTGCAATAGAATATGTTCAAAGTTTTACGACAGAAAAAGACAAAATGAAGTCTATTCTTTTTAGAGGAAGCTATGGGACAGGTAAATCGCATTTAGCTTATGCTATTGCAAAAGCAATTAAAAATAAAGGCTATAAGGTTGCTTATATGCAGATACCCGATTTGATGGATAGAATTAAAGCAACATATAACAATCAATCCTATGAAACATTTGATGAACTTAAAATGCAATTAATCAATTTAGACTTATTAGTGTTGGATGACATAGGTGTTAGCAATAGTGATCATGATTTAGGAAAGCTATACACGATTGTTAACAATAGACAGAATAAAAATAATATATTTACTACCAATTTTAAAGAGTCGGAACTTAATCAAAATGTACATTGGCATAGGATTAATTCAAGAATGAAAAAAGGGAGCCGTAAAGTAAATGTTATCGGCGATGATTACAGGGAGCGAGATGCATGGTGATGTTAACCAAAGAGAATATCATTGAAATATTAGGGTGTAGTCCAGTATATGCTCAGTACCACATAGATAAAGCAAACGGCGACCCTTATAAATTAAAGAAACAAATAGATAGGGAACAGATGAAAAGAGCATATACGCCCGCTGTGCGTCGAATAGAGGTGTCTTATGGAAATAGAAATTAACTTCAATGAAACACATAAAGCACCAATAGGGTCGCCAAGACCGAGATTTGCGAATAGAGGAAAATATGTACAAACCTATATGCCTGCAACTTATACGGCGCATAAAGCTTTTATACAAAAGCAGATGCCTAAACTTATGTTAGAAAATAGCGTGATTGTAACGTTGAAATTTATTTTCACACCACCTAAAAGCTGGAGTAAGAAAAAACGCTTGGCAATGGTCGGCAAGTATAAGCGTACAAAGCCTGATGTAGATAATTTGATGAAAACTGTTTTAGATGCCGGCAATAAGCACCTGTGGAAAGATGATAACCAAATCGTAGATGCAAGAACCTTAAAGCAATACGGTGATGAAGCTAAAATCATCATGGAAATCGAGGAGGTAGATTAATTGAATATCGACAATGACGACGTAGAAATGCAATTCAAATGCACAGTGACATTTACAGCTAAAGTCAAAGATACATTTCACAAACATGAAAATACACAATATATGGAAGATAGTTTGAGAAATAAAATTTATGAAGAACCAGAAGCTTACATGGATGACTTAGAAGTCACAGATGTAGAGCGGTTATTGTAGGAGGTTAAGGTAATGTCTAGAAATACAATCTATGTAAATAATAAAGCGGTGGCGTTGACACCTGAAGATATGCGTCAGATTAAACGCAAAGCTTTGAATTTATTGCTGGTTGAAAAACGCATGAATCACGGATGGAGTAAGGAAGAAGCAACTACCCTGCGTAGAGATTATATAACTAAATGGGGTTCTATTTATTGGAGAAGAGATTTTCCAGATGTAACTTTATATGTACCTTTGAATCAGATGCAGAAAATCAAGATTGAAAGATACCAAATCAATAAAAAGTATCAAGAAGGCAAGAGCTTTGAAGAAATCATAGGAGACGACTTTGAATACTATCTTGAAGAACATAAACCGACATTTAACATAGACGAAATAGAAAAGAAAAAGAAGTTAGCAGAACAAGCAGAATCACGCAGAAGAAAAGAGCGCCCTTGGTTATACGACGGCACACCGCAACCGCCATATGAACGCGATGAATACACACAATACCTTATGGACACATCTATCTTTCCAAAGGCGGTGCGCTAATGAATGAGATTAAAGATTTGAGAAGAGATGATCGTATTGTCTTATGGCAGTACAGAGGATTGAATGTGCAAGACGGACATGCAGGCGTTGTTATCAGAGAAGTTGATAGACTTGGCAAACAATCAGTCATGGTTCAGTTAGACGGTATTGATAACCCGTTCGAACTGACGGATGTGGATTACTTCGATAAGAAAGCTGAACATTTTGAAGATTGCAAAAATAACTCGGTACATCAACCTAATCATTACCAGTTCGGTCAATTTACAGCAGCAATAATTATTGAATTAGTAGGAAGAACTTACAAATCAGCTCCAGTCTTTTATCACGTAGGAAACGCCTTAAAATATTTGATGCGTGCGCCTAGAAAGAATGGTTTAGAAGATTTAAAGAAAGCTAAGCAAAGTGTTGAATTTGCGATAGAGAATTGGGAGGTAAAAAGAAAATGGCATATGATGTAGATTTTTGGTATATCTCGCAAAACGCTTGTGAAATAACTTCAACATTTACTCCGTTTTCTGAAGACGAAGAAGAATGTATTTATATGGACAACGAAGATTTCTTTGCAATGGTCGATCAATATAGTGATGCCACTATGATGTATGAAGCTTGGAGAACATTAAGAAGTCAATTAGAAGGAGAAAGTAAACAAAAAATGTTAGAGCTCGAAGACAATTTAGGAATTGATGTAGATAAGGAATTAAAAAATATATATGAAAGGTCAATGGAATGAAATCAGAAACACGAGGACGTAGTTTAACGCAGCTAGAGCAAGAGTTACAACGCAGAGGTGTAAAGGTGTTTGTGATTGATGCAAGCCCTACACGCATTACTGCAATCGTTGCTAGAGAGGATTATTTGAATAACAGGAGGAAATGGGATGAAAATTAAATTTAGAGTGTGGGATAAATCAGAAAAGAAAATGAAACGAGTCTATTCTATTGGCTTTAACGAACAAGGAGAAGCAATATCTATCCAAGATGAATTTGCTGATAATTATGAGGCGTATGCAATGTATGATGTAAATGATTACGAACTCATGCAATCAACAGGGTTAAAAGATAAGAATGGTACTGAGATTTACGAAGGGGATATTGTCGAAGTATTAGTAGAAGATGAAGAACCTAAAATCATGAAGGATAAAACGTATATCGGCATCGTGGTTTATAAACGAGGAATGTTCGATATTAAAAATTCAAAAAACACATATTTAGGAATAGTTCCTCAGATGTACATGTCAGATATTGATTGTGTGTTTGAGGTATTAGGTAATAAATACCAGAACACAGAGTTACTCGAGGATAAAAATTTATTAAGTGAGGAGGAAATCGAGTGAAACCACGTGACTATGAGAAGGCTTGGCATACGCTGAAAGAAAAGATGCTGTCAGATTACGTAAAAACACATAAAGCACTTGAAAAGAGTATTAAGCCTAATAATCAGTACCATTTATTCCAAGTAGCCAATGCAATGGTAGGCAAAAACGAATTACGAATTTGGTTAACGAACATGGATAGATTAGATGGTACAAACGAATTTAGCAATTTACTACATGATTTAGAGAGGAGCAGTGAGTGATGAAATACAAATACATGGAAAAACAAGTAGAAGGTGCTAAAGCATTGGCAGAAAAGTACCCACACATGCAAACACATCAAGATATTTACAAAGAGCATGTGGAGGTGCTTGAAAAAGCAGAGGCGTTTGATCGCATTAAAGATGAAGGTGATTATGCTAGTGATGCTGAGGAATATGCGAGCATCGTAAGTTATATAATTGAAGATTTGGAGCGTGAAGAGTGATGAGAGCTGAAAAACATATGCAAATGATGCAGATGTTGCAAAATTGCGTAATTGAAGAATGTGTATCATACCATGAATATGTAGAGTTAGTAGCTAGAGATAAACATGGGAATAAAATGTTTATTAAATTTTATCCGAATGAGGAGGACAAAAACAATGACTAAACTACAAATCAAATTACTCTCTGAAAACGCAACAATGCCGAAACGCGCTAATGAAACTGACTCCGGTTTGGATTTATATGTGTCCGAAACAACAGTGATAGAACCTCACACAACAGTAGCAGTTAAAACAGATGTTGCAATTAACTTACCTTATGGTTATGAAGCGCAAGTCAGACCACGTTCTGGTAAATCGCTTAAAACTAAACTGCGTGTAGCGTTGGGTACGATAGATCAAACCTACCACAAAGAGATAGGAATTATCACAGATAATATCAGTGATGAACCTATAACTGTTAAACAAGGTGAACGTTTAGCACAGTTAGTCATTGTGCCGGTTTCTTATATGCAGCCGGTAGAAGTAGAACAATTTGAAAATGAAAGTAACAGAGGCGCTTACGGAAGCACAGGAGAATAATCAGCTTGGCGGTTCGTCCGCCTTGCTTTTAGGAGGAAGAAGATGAATAAAATAAAATTAATAACGTGCAGTAATAATATCTATTTCGCATATACGCATAAGTCATTCGATGAGTATGCTGAAAATATTTTAAATACCATCGGATATGTGCTTGTTGAAAATTTAATTAAAAAGAAGTGTTGGGTTAAAACAGAATACATCGAATCGTTAATTTTGGAGGAAGACAATGATTAAAACTATATTTAAAATTATCTTAACGCTTACACTATACGAAGCAGCTAAATACATCACTGAACAGCTTATCATTCACGCAACACAGAATGATGATGTGGAAGCACCTGCAGACTTCGATATACACGATCATATACATCTTAATGATTTAAAAGCAGAGGTGAGTGATTGATGTGGATGGCACTAACCATTCTCTTCGCTCTCCTCTCTCTAGTGCTTTATATGGCGAACAGAGAGTTGGATGAAGAGTTGGAGTTGAGGGATATTATTATTGGTAGTCTTAGAAAATATAATAAAAACGACCATGCTACAGTGAGAGGTTATAGAGAAGTTAGGGGGAGAAAATTTGATTGAATTGATTGAAATGTATAGACAAAACAAACTCGAATTAGAAAGTCTTAACTTGCAGAAGGACATCTGTAAAGATGAAATGGATAACTGGGGCGCAGTTACAAAAACGGATTATAAAGCGAGGTTAGGTAAGAAGTTTGATTTATACACTAGAGTAAAACAGACAGACGATCTAATCGGTGAATTAAATCGTATTAATGAACGTATCAAAGAAGTAGAGTACAGACAGAAACGTATCAAAGAAGTAATTGATAAGTTTGAAGGGTTAGAGTTTACTATATTGAAGATGAAGTATATTAATGGGTATACGCTGCAGACAATCGCAATAGAAACAGGATATAGTGAACAGTACATCAGAAATAAACACGCAGAGATAAAAAGACGTATTGAGTTTGCATAATGTCACATTTATGTAAGGTACAAACATGTTATATCGTGTATTTACAAAATCGTTTATAGTTATAGTATCAAGAAATACATCTTTATAGTGACTGCATAAATGATTTCCATGTTACGAATCAACCTCCTCTTAAATAAATTTTTGGCATCCGATAGGGCAATCGGGTGTCTTTTTGTGTTTAAAATAAATAGAGTTAATAACGTAAAGTAGGTGATAGTATAAGATGAACGAATTAAATAAACGACAAAGAACATTCGCAGAGGCTTATGCAATACCCGGCACTGAATGTTATGGAAATGCAACTAAATCTGCTATTTTTGCCGGATATAGTGAAAGGTCAGCTTACAATACCGGTCAAAGAATGATGAAAAATGATGAGATACAAAGATATATCAAGGGGGTAGAAGAGAAACTCTTTGATGAGCAAATAATGAGTGGCAAAGAAGTATTGTATCGCTTAACTAGAACTGCTAGAGCAGAGACAATAGAGATTGAGCCTGTCGTGACAAAAAAAGGTGATTACAAACTTAACCCTTCTACCGAAAAATACAATCTTGTATATGATGAAAGGGTTGATTTAGTAAAAAAACCACCTAAGATAAGCGATCAAAACAAAGCACTAGAATTATTAGGTAAACATCACAAATTGTTCACAGAGGTACAAGATGTAAATGTAGAAGTACCTAACTTTATCGATGATATAGGACGTTTTGAAGATGAATAAACCTATTTCTTCATTGTTACCTGTACATTTCCATGACCTTTGGAAAGCTACAATGTCTGATAGATACTTGAATATCGTTTGTAAAGGTGGACGTGGTAGTGGAAAATCATCAGACGTTTCACATATACTTGTACAACTTATAATGAGATATCCAATGAATGCAGTAGCGATTAGAAAAACTGATAACACTTTAGCAACTTCTGTATTTGAGCAAGTTAAATGGGCACTGGAGGAGCAAGGCGTTTCATCTTTGTTCAAAGTGAAAATGTCGCCTTTAGAGATTACTTATAAACCTAGAGGCAACAAGATAATTTTTAGAGGTGCGCAGAACCCTGAACGATTAAAATCGCTAAAAGACAGTAAATTCCCTTTTACAATAGCTTGGATAGAAGAATTAGCAGAATTTAAAACAGAAGATGAAGTGACAACCATTACTAACTCACTATTACGCGGTGAATTGGATAATGGTCTTTTTTATAAGTTTTTCTTTACTTACAACCCACCTAAACGAAAACAATCTTGGGTTAACAAAAAATATGAAAGCTCATTCCAACCACATATCACGTTCGTACATCATTCAACATACTTGAATAACCCTTATATATCTAAACAATTTATTCAAGAAGCAGAAAGTGTAAAAGAGCGTAATGAATTAAGATATCGCTGGGAGTATATGGGGGAAGCTATAGGGAGTGGAGTTGTGCCTTTCAATAATTTACAAATAGAAAAAATACCTGATGACTTATATAACTCATTTGATAACATTCGTAATGCTGTTGACTTTGGTTACGCTACTGACCCGTTAGCATTTGTACGTTGGCACTATGACAAGAAGAAACGTATTATATACGCAGTTGATGAACATTATGGCGTACAGATAAGTAATAGAGAGTTCGCTAACTGGTTAAAGAAGAAAGGTTATCAATCTGATGAGATATACGCAGATAGTGCAGAGCCTAAGTCTATTGCAGAATTAAAGCAAGAGCATAGCATCAGACGTATCAAAGGTGTTAAGAAAGGACCAGACAGCGTAGAGCATGGCGAACAATGGTTAAACGACCTAGACGCTATTGTGATTGATCCAACACGTACACCGAATATCGCAAGAGAATTTGAAAACATTGACTATCAGACGGACAAAGACGGTAACGTCAAACCTAGATTAGAAGATAAAGATAATCATACGATTGATGCTACAAGATACGCCCTAGAGCGTGACATGCGTCAAAACAAAGTATCTATTTTAACGTAAGGAAGGTGATTGATATATTTTGGCCTAATGAAAAACCGTATCACGAAAGAGTGGTAGAACAGATTAAACCACAGTATGAAACACAAGAAGAAATGATACTCAGATTGATTACTAAGCATAAAGAGAATGTAGAAGATATTACTGTAGGTGAACGTTACTATAATCACCAACCTGACGTATTGTTCAATGCACCTAAACGTAATGTAAAAGGGGAAATTGACCCGTTTAAACCTGATTGGCGTATGTATACCAACTATCATCAGAACTTAGTAGACCAGAAAGTTGCATATGCGGTTGCTAATCCTGTGACATACGGTACAGAAGATGAAAAGTCACTTAAAACTATTCAAGAAGTATTAAATCACAAGTGGGATGATAAATTAGTCGATATTCTGACTGCTGCAAGTAACAAAGGTGTTGAATGGATACAACCTTATGTAGATGAACAAGGCGAGTTTAAAACATTCAGAGTGCCTGCAGAACAAGCTATTCCTATTTGGACAAATAAAGAGCGTGACGAACTCAAAGCGTTTATCCGTGTTTATGAATTGGACGGTGGTGAACGTGTTGAATATTGGACTGCTAATGACGTTACATTCTATGAATTAAAAGAAGGTCAACTTATTCCTGATTATTATCAAGGAGAAGAACATGTACAAGCACATTATTATGTTGGTAATAAAATGATGAGTTGGAACCGAGTGCCATTTATTCCGTTCAAGAATAATCCGCAAGAAGTAAGTGACTTGTTCATGTATAAGACAATCATTGATGCAATGGATAAACGCTTGTCAGATACACAGAATACCTTTGATGAAGCAACTGAACTCATCTATGTGCTTAAAGGTTATGAAGGTGAAGACTTAGAAGAATTTATGTATAACCTTAAATACTACAAAGCTATCAATGTAGATGGCGACGGTAGTGGCGGTGTAGATACTATTCAAATCGAAGTACCTGTACAGTCTGCTAAAGAATATTTAGATATGCTGCGTGATTATGTCATTGAGTTTGGGCAAGGTGTAGATTTCCAACAAGATAAGTTCGGCAATAGTCCTAGCGGTATCGCACTTAAATTTATGTACAGCAACTTAGATTTAAAAGCGAATAAACTTAAAAATAAAACGCTAACTGCTTTGCAAGAGTTGTTACAGTACATTATCGACTTTTACAAATTGAGTATTAAAGTACAGGATGTAGAGATTACATTTAACTTCAATGTCATGGTAAACGAATTAGAACAATCTCAAATTGGTGTTAACTCACAATACTTATCTAAAGAAACAGTTGTAACTAATCATCCATGGGTTGATGATCCAGTTGCAGAAATGGAACGTATCGACCAAGAAGAACTAACTTTACCTTCTATTGAGGAGGGATTGAATGGAACAGAGAATAACGAACCAACATGATATAGATAAGTTGATTGAGTTATTAATCAAACGTGCAGAGAGCGAGTTGCAAACTTTGTTCTCTAATCGTTTGAAAGTGATTAAACAAGAGATTGCAGAAATGTATGCAAAGTATGACAAAGGCGAACCATACGCCACATGGACTGAATTTAACAAATATAACAGGCTCAACAAGGAACTGACACGCATTGGATTGATGTTGAACGAAGATTATAAGCAAGTCGCTAAGTCTATTCAACAAATGCAACAGAATGCGTATATCGAAAAGTACTTGATGAGCCTTTATTTATATGAACAGGCCAGTCAAGTGCCTATGACCTTTGATGTACCTGATGCACAAGCAATCAGAACCGCAATCGAACAACCTATTGAGTTTATTAAGCTGGTACCCACACTGCAGAAACAACGTGATAACGTACTTAAAAAAATACGTATGAACATTACACAAGGAATTATGAGCGGTGAGGGCTATTCTAAGATAGCGCAAGCATTGCAGCATGATATTGGAATGACACAGAAACAAGCTATGCGTGTAGCACGTACTGAAACAGGGCGGGCGCAGTCACAAGCTGGATTAGACAGTGCAAAAGTAGCTAAGAATAACGGTTTGAATATGACTAAGCGGTGGATAGCTACTAAAGACACACGCACACGTGACACACACAGACACCTTGACGGTAAAGCAATCGATATTGAAGAAAACTTCAAATCAAGCGGTTGTATAGGACAAGCACCCAAACTATTTATCGGTATTAACAGTGCTAGAGAAAATATTAACTGTCGCTGTTCCTTGTTGTATTACATAGATGAAGATGAGTTGCCTACTGTAATGCGCGCAAGAAAAGATGACGGTAACAATGAGGTGGTACCTTTTATGACTTATAACGAATGGCAGAAGTCAAAACGAAAAGGTTAAGGTGATCTAATTATCTCGTTAGTAACATACGTCAGTTACTCGACCTAAGTAAGTCGTTAAACTGCTTCTTTTTATTAAATTCTTCGTGGCGTTGCACGTAAAAAACGTAAAAAGGAGTAGTTAAATATGGACTTACAAGCATTATTAGAGAAATTTAAAAACGGTGAAGTAGACGCACAGAAAGTTATCGATGCAGTAGACGAATCAAAGTCTAGTATGGTTCCTCGTTCTCGACTTAACGACAAAACAGAAGAAATCAAGGACTTGCAGACAGAGATTGAAAATCGAGATAAACAAATTTCTCAATTAGAAAAATCTGTGAAAGACGAAAGCGAGATTCAAAAAGAACTCGAACAAGTTAAACAACAAAATGCAGATTGGCAGAATAAGTACCAGCAATCACAACTTAATAACGCTATCAAGTTAGCAGTAGCGAAAGATGCTAACGACGCAGATGATGTTTTAGCACTTTTAAACAAAGAAGGGTTAGAACTTCAAGATGACAACACAGTGAAAGGTTTAGATGACGCAGTTAATCAACTTCGTGAAGCTAAACCTTATTTATTTGTGGATAATAAGCCTACAGGACGTACACCTAACGACGGTGTAAGTCCACAAGGTGGATTAACACAAGAACAGTTCGACAATATGAGCGTAGTAGAACGCACGGACTTGTTTGTAAATGACAGAAGCACATACGACAAATTTGTAAGTAAATAATAGGAAAGAGGTAATTTTATGGCTCAAGGAACAACAAAAGTAAGTAATTTAATTGTACCGGAAGTATTAGCGCCAATGATGCAAGCAGAATTGGATAAAAAATTACGTTTCGCACAGTTTGCAGATATTGATTCAACATTAGTAGGACAACCAGGAGATACTTTAACTTTCCCAGCATTCACATACAGCGGTGACGCACAAGTGATTGCAGAAGGCGAAAAAATTCCAGTGGATCAAATCGGAACTAGCAAACGTGAAGCGAAAGTACGTAAAATCGGTAAAGGTACTGAATTAACTGATGAAGCAGTATTATCTGGTTTCGGCGACCCACAAGGCGAAGCAGTACGACAACATGGTTTAGCGATTGCTAACAAAGTAGATAATGACGTATTAGAAGCATTGAAAGGTGCAACATTAACAGTAGAAGCAGATATCACTAAATTAGACGGATTACAAACTGCTATTGATAAATTCAATGATGAAGATTTAGAGCCAATGGTACTATTTGTTAATCCATTAGATGCGGGCGGTTTACGTTCATCTGCATCAGATAACTTTACACGTCCAACGCAATTAGGCGATAACATTATTGTTAAAGGTGCATTTGGTGAAGCGTTAGGTGCAGTGATTGTACGTTCTAACAAATTAAACAAAGGCGAAGCTCTATTAGCTAAGAAAGGTGCAGTTAAGTTAATTACAAAACGCGACTTCTTCTTAGAAAAAGACCGAGACGCATCACGTAAATCAACTGCATTATATTCAGATAAGCACTATGTAGCATATTTATACGACGAATCTAAAGTTGTTAAAATCACAAAAGGTGCAGGCGACGAAGTAATGTAAGGAGTGATATAAATGCTCTACAAAGTTATTACAAGATTTAAAGATGCTGATGATGATAATTATTTATATGAAGTAGGCGATTTATATCCGCGTGAAGGATACTATCCAACAGATAAGCGTATTGATGAATTATCAACTACTAATAATCGTCGCAATGTTGTGGGTATAGAGCCTATTATGCTAAATGCATTGAAGGTATCAGAACTGAAAGATATTGCTGAACAACTTGAAATTGAACAATATTCATCTATGAAAAAAGCTGAATTAATAGAGGCGATTGAAGGTGTTGCGTAATGGAACCGAAAGAGGTAAAACAACTTAATCTTATGCCGATTGAAGATACTTCCAATGATGATGTCTTAGGCGATTTAATTAAGTTTTATAAAGGTATTGCAGAAGAATACTGTAATAAGACATTTGAAGCGCCCTACCCGTTTGGGGTAAGGAAATTTATTGCTGAGTGTATCAAATACGGTACAAACAGCAATGTTTCCTCACGAACTATGGGTACGGTATCTTATACCTTTGTAACAGACTTACCAAAAGCAACCTACAGACACTTGAAACCTTTCCGTAGATTGAGGTGGTAATATGTATGATCCATTCAATGAATATCCTCATACCATTGACGTAGGTAAGATGCAATTAGTAGGTAAATATCCTAACCAAAGAAAAGAATTTGTCCCAGAAGGTCAAATGCAGGGGTTTATGGATACACCTACAACATCAGAAACACTTAAATTTCATCAGATGAATAAAACTTTCGACCGTAACCTGTATACAAGATATGAATTGCCAATAAATAAAGAAGATATATTCAAATACGAGGGCAGAATCTATCAAGTAGTAGGTTATCCTGTTGACCAAGGCGGAATGCATGTAGTCAACTTAACAAGGTTACAGGAGGTGCCTAATGGCCAAGGTTAAATATGGTAATTGGGACTTAGTCGCAGAGTTGGAAGATTATCGTGATGAAATGGAAGAGTGGGTTAAAAAAGGGATTGCTAAAACTACAATGAGCATATATAACACTGCGGTTGCATTAGCGCCAGTTGATTTAGGTTTTCTCAAAGAAAGCATAGACTTTAAATTTGAAAACGGTGGATTAACTGGTGTTATTAATGTAGGTAGTTCATATGCGATCTATGTGGAATTCGGCACAGGAATATATGCTCAGGGTCCAGGTGGTAGTCGTGCGCACAAGGTACCTTGGAGTTACAAAGGTGATGATGGTGAATGGTACACTACCTACGGACAACAAGCTCAACCATTCTGGAACCCTGCCATAGATGAAGGTAGAAAAGTGTTTAACAGATACTTTAGTTAGGAGTGTTAGTATGTGGGTAACTGCTGAACCGTTACTATACAACAAAATAATGAATAATTTAATCGAGAACCCTATCACTGACAAATTAGTCGGCGGAAGGGTTTTTGATTGCGTTCAAAAAGACGTAGTTTACCCATATATCGTAGTGGGTGAATCTAACGTTACTGAAAGCGAGCGTTCGCCTGGCATGCGTGAAATTATTGCTATTACATTTCATGTATATAGTCAATATGAAAACGGTGCTGAAGCACGAGAGTTACTGAAGTATCTTAATTACGCTTGCAGACTGAACATTAATTTTAAAGATTACGAACTAGAGTGGATTAAAAAAGATAATTCACAAGTGTTTACAGATATTGATCAATACACAAAACACGGTGTGCTGAGATTGCTATACAAGGTACGCCATAAAACATTACAAGAAAGGGTGTAGCACATGAGTACAGGCTATATCGCTGTTGTAGAGCCGACTAATAACACATTAGGTGTAATGGGGTTATTAGTATCGGACTTACAAGAAGGCGAAACTAAAATTTCAGCTGAGCTATCAGAAAAGATTGTAGCAGGTAAAACTGACTACTCATATCAATCAGTCGCAGAAGAACTTAATTTAACGTTTGGTCGTATTCCAGGGGATAAAGGACAAGACCAATTCAAACAAGCAATTAAAGACCGAAAACAAGTAAAAGTGTGGTTGATTGAGAAAAAGAAACGCACAGACGGTTACCACGCAGTATTTGGCTATGCGGTAGTAGAAGAATATGGAAATTCATTTGACGATGAAGAAGATACAATTGAAGTAACTGTAAAAGTTAAATTCAATACTGCTGACGGTGTGTTTAGCGAACTTCCGCAATCATGGTTAGATGCTTCTGTTGCAGGTACTACTGTTGAATTCGAGAAACCTGGTGAATACACTGGTGATCTTGAAGAAAGAGAATCAACAAGTAAAACATTTACTGCAAACAGTGCTGTTTCATCAGATTCAGAAAGTATGTAATTTCAGGGTGCATTACGCACCCTTATTTTTATATAAATAACTAAGTGAGGTAATTAAATGACTGAAAAAAACGTATTCCAAGCAGAGAAATTTGAACCTATTACTGAATTAGAGTTTAAAGATGCTAAGTTAAAAGCAAAGTGTACATTTTTCTTTGATATTCATGCACAAAAGTACGCTAAAAAAGATGAAAACGGTAACGAAACAAGCGGTTATCATGAGATTTTACAAGGTATCTTAAATCGCAAAACAATTTCTATCGTACATTTTTGGGATTGTGCATTGGCCCATGTCAAAAACCGTCCTTCAATTCAAGAAATTCAAGATGTTATCCAAGATGTAATTGATAAAGAAGGTACAACGCTTGGCTTGTTGCAAGGTGCGGTACAAGAATTAGGTGAATCAGGTTTTTTCAAGGAAGAGTTCAAGATGTTCTGGTTCCAATTCAATCAAGCGCCGAAGTTAGTGAAGGAAGAGGACAAAGAAGAAGCCAAGAACGCACTTCCGTTCATGAAAGAAACTTACAGAACCTTAACGGGCAAAGAACCTTATTAAACTATAGCGAGGTACGTTCAAAAACCGCACAATACCTTGGATATATCAAAAGTGAAGAATTATTTATGATGACTCCTAAAGAATGGCAAGATTGGGTCAAAGGAGCGCGTGAACGTGAATTAGACAGGTTAGAATTTAACTTGCATCTTGCTACTGCAAACGCAATGGCACAAAGTAAAAAAGGTGTAAAACCTATGATGAAACAAATTCAAAAAGCGCGTGAAAACTTATCTAAAGATGAAGTGCAAATTAGAAATGACAAACAAGCTCAAATTGAACAACGTAAGCGATTAAGACAACGACAAATCGAAGAAGCAGAAGCAATGTTTGGTAAAAAGTGAGGTGCAAGGAATGGAAAAGAACTTTTTCGCTCGTATTAATGCGATTATTAAAGACTTTGAACGTGGTGTACGTAAAGCGCAACGTCTAGCTAAGACTTCTGTACCTAATGAGATAGAAACAGAAATCAAAGCTAATACAACAAAGTTTCAACGTGCATTAACAAGAGCAAAAGCAATGGCACAGAAATGGCGTGAGCATAAAGTGGAAATTGATGCGGATGCATCACCTGTTAAACGTGCTATTTTAACTACTAAAGCATTATTAAGAACTATTAGAAAACATACGATCAAGATTGATGCAGATGTTAATAAATTTGATATTTTAAAAGCTAAAATAATTAGAACTTGGCATGACGGTGGTCGTGCTTTAGGTGATTTCAGTGATAAAATGGACCACTTAGCAGGACGCATCCGTTCGTTCGGTACTGTGTTCGGTCAACAAATAAAAGGTGTAATCGTTGCTTCATTCCAAGCATTGATTCCAATTATAGCGGGTCTTGTACCAGTCATTATGGCCGTTGGTAATGCGTTGAAAGTAGTAACTGGTGGTGCGATTGCTTTAGCTGGTGCTGTAGGTATTGCAGCAGGTGGTTTTGTCGGATTTGGTGCAATGGCTATTAGTGCTATTAAGATGTTAAATGACGGCACACTGCAAGTGACTAAAGAAACACAGGCGTATCAACGTGCATTAGATGGCGTGAAGGACACATGGTCTGACATCATAAAGCAAAACCAAGCTCAGATATTTAATACAATGGCAAATGGTTTAAATGCTATTAAAGTATCTCTTAAAGGCTTAACGCCGTTTTTAAGTGGTGTATCGAATGTAATGGAAAAGGCTAGTCAAGATATGCTCAAATGGGCTAAGTCTAGTCAGGTCGCTAAAAAATTCTTTAATGAAATGGGTACAACAGGCGTATCTATTTTTGCTGATCTAGTAAAGGCTAGTGGTCAATTCGGTTCTGGCCTCATTAGTATGTTCACTCAATTAATGCCTTTATTTAAATGGTCTTCTCAATGGCTACAAAGATTAGGCGAAGATTTTAATAAATGGGTTAACAGTGCTAAAGGTCAAAATGCAATCAAGCAATTTATGGAATACACAAAGACTAACTTACCTATTATCGGTAATATCTTTAAAAATACATTTGCTGGTATTAATAACTTACTCAAAGCATTTGGTCAAAACTCCACAAACATATTCAAGTGGTTAGAACAAATGACTGCAAAGTTCCGTCAATGGTCTGAAACAGTTGGTAAATCAGAGGGCTTTAAAAAGTTTGTGCAATACGTACAAGAGAATGGACCAGTCATCATGCAGTTAATCGGTGATATTGTACGTATATTAGTAGCTTTCGGTGCTGCTATGGCACCTATCGCTAGCGCCTTACTTAAATTAATTGGTGCAGTCGCTAGTTTCACTGCAGCATTACTTGAAAATCATCCTAATGTAGCCAGATTCTTTGGTATATTAACCATTCTCGCAGGTGCATTTTGGGCATTGCTTGCTCCTATTATGTTCATTAGTTCAGTTTTAACTAATGTGTTTGGAGTAACTTTGTTACAAGCTATCGGACATATCGTGAAATTCATGAAAACAAGTAGTTTACTAAGAGGAATTCTAAATATTGTAAAAGGAGCTTTTAGTTTATTACTCAGCCCAATAGGTAACCTCACAAGATTATTACCAATTCTTGGCACTGCATTCAGCGCATTAACGGGTCCTATCGGTATTATTATTGGCGTGATCGTTGCGTTGATTGGAATCATAGTATGGCTTTGGAAAACAAACGAAGGCTTTAGAAATATGATTATCGGTGCTTGGAATGGAATCAAAGAAGCAATAGGTAATGCTATACAGGGAATCATAGACTGGTTTATGCAGTTGTGGCAAAATATCCAGCAAACATTACAACCTATTATTCCATTGTTGCAGTTAGTAGGTAACTTTATTATGCAAGTATTAGGTGGAATTGTATACGCAGCAATTATGGGTGTGATTTTTGCGTTCCAATCACTATGGAATGCAGTATCGATTATCTTTACTGCAATAGGTGGCATAATTTCAGTAGTAGTTCAAATAATAGTTGGTTTATTCACAATTTTAATTCAACTGTTGACTGGTGATTTTTCTGGTGCATGGATTACATTACAAACTACAATTTCAAATGTAATGAATACTATTTGGAGTACATTAACATCTATATGGGACCAAATTTCGACATTTATTTTCAACACACTAAATAACATTTTAGGAACTAATATCACAAGTTGGGGTCAAATATGGTCAGCAATTACTGGTTTTGTAACTAAAATCTGGAACTCTGTTTCTAGTTGGTTTAGTAGAACAGTTGAGGCGGTTAGACAGAAAATGTCTGAAGCATGGAATGCAGTCGTATCAAAAGGCCAACAATGGGTTGACTCCATCAAACAAACAATGAGTAACTTTTTAAGTTCAGTAAAACAAAAGTTCTGGGACGTTGTAAATGCTTGTCGTCAAGGTATGGAGGATGCAGTCAATGCAATTCGTAACTTCTTTGGTAAATTCGGAGAAGTTGGGAGATATTTGATGGAAGGTTTGGCAAATGGTATTAAAGATGGTATTGACTGGGTTGTTAATGCAGCTAAAGGAGTAGCAGAACGTGCTGTAAGTGCTGCTAAAAGTGCTTTAGGTATAGCTTCACCATCTAAAGTATTTAAAGGTATCGGACAATTTGTATCGCAAGGTTTAGGCATTGGTATTGCCAATCAGGCTTACAAAGCGGTAGATGCTGTAAAAAGTATGTCTAACCAGATGATGAATGCATTTGATGCAGATTTAGAACCTTCATTTGATGTAGGTGGACTTGGTGCATCTATTGCAGGGCAAGTTGACGGTTTCATTACTGATGATGTACGTCATTCTATACAAGAAAACAGCAGACCAATCGTTAATATAGAAGTACGTAACGAAGGCGATTTAGAATACATCCGTTCTGTAATCAAAGATATGGATGCAAAAGACTATTACACATAGATTGTGAGGTGATAACACTTGATTTATAGAGATATTGAAATCGTAAGAGGTAATAAAATTTATAAATTAAGTGATAATCCTATCACTTTTAATAGATTGAAGGTTAAAACTTATAATGTAAGTGATATTGAGCGCGAACATAATTACGAATCTATCGATAGACTCAATGGTCGTTTTAATACCGGGACAATAGAAACATCACGTATCGCTACATTAGTTGTTGAGTATGAAGTTGATAAAATCGCTCATGCTATTCATTTAAGGAATCAATTAGCCGATTTGTTTAGGGATAAATTTTATATTCGTGAGTTAGTACCTTCTCTTGTAGAAGTGCCATTCCAGACTTTTGGAGATCCTGATTTTGAGTTTCCACTGAATTATGCGAGTGGTATGCAGTTGGAATTGAGGTTAGCAAATATTGGGGATTATGACACTAATCAAACGAGCGGAGAAATCGAGATTACATTTGAAACATCTGAAAAACCATATTACGAAAGTATAGGGCGAAGTCTACAACTCGAAAAGGTAGACTCGCCTTATTTATGGTCGTCTGATATGGGGATTAATTTACCGGTTAATAGCGATAGAAGAAAATATACATTTACAAATACCGATTCAGGAAACGTGTATTATCATGGTACACAAGGTATCAACCAATTTACTTTTGATAGAGTTATAACGATTGTTTTAGGAGCTGATACGAAAAAGTTCAGCTGGAACCTAGAACATTCAGAAGTTATGACAATTGAAGGGTTGAATTTGAAAGCAGGAGATGTAATTAAATTCAATGGCCTGCAAACCTATAGAAATGGCGTTTCAATAGATGATTATACAAGGATGTCGCAACCTTTCTTCGAACATGGTTATAACTACTTTACGATTAACCAAACAGTACAAAAGATTACATTTGATATGAAGTTTTATTATAAGTAGGTGAGTTTTTTGGCAATTTTAATAAAAAATAGGATTGGTAAAGGCTATCCTATTTATACTTCAACTGTTTTAAACGAAAAGTTGAGTGATGAAGGTAATTTAACCTTTGATATTTTAGAAAATGAAAACACATATGATTTAATTTCTGCAGTTAGTAAAATGTGGACTGTTCACAATGTAGCAGGTCCAGATGATAAAAGAGTATTTGTTATTACTATTATTGACAGACAATCAAGAGGCGAAAAACAATATGTTTCTATTACGGCTCGTCAAAAAGAAATAGATGATTTAATGACTCAACGTATTTATAGTAATGTGACTGGTAGTTTTACGGTCGAGAATTATTTTAAAATCGTTTTTCAAGGTAGTGGGTACAAATATAAAATTCCAATAAAGGTACCTTCTTCACGTTGGGAAAACGCAGGTGATGGCGATAGTAGATATGAAATGTTTAAAAATGGTTTGGAAAGATACGGGCTTGAATATACGTACGATCCTTCTAATAAAACTTTCACGCTTGAACCATTTGTAGAAAAGAAAACTTCATACTATATCTCGAGTAAAGTCAATGCTAATAATCTAAAGTTAGAAGAAGATGCAAGCGAATGTTATACGTACATCCGAGGTTATGGTGGTTTTGAAGAAGATGAATCATTTATGCAAGGTAGTGTAAAAGTTGAATTCACTCATCCATTAGCAAAAGTGATTGGAAAGCGAGAAGCTCCCCCTAAGATAGACGGTCGTATAACTAACATAGAGACCATGAAAAGAGAAATTGAGGCAATCATAGCTCAGTCGCTTAAAACGTCTCTATCGCTCGATTTTGTAGCTTTGAGGGAAGTGTTCCCAAGCGCAGTACCTAGAATTGGAGACCTTGTACCAGTACGAGATGACATTATCGATATTAACGATAGTGTACGTATCATTGAAATCAAAACAACACGCGATGCGCATAATAAAATCATTAAACAAGACGTTGTATTAGGTGATATTCGAAGACGTGACAGGTACACAAAGAGTGTTAATAATGCTGCAACGCTTGCTAGCGGTTTAGGTGGTGATAGTGAAGGCGTACGATCATTCAATAATATAGCTAAACGAATTGATACTACTGCCAAAGCAGTAAATAACGTAACAAATTCAGCATCTTCTTTAAAATATGATGGATTAGGAATTCATGGTAAAAGCGGTAGTTCAGTTATTTCATTTATGGAAGATGGTTTTAAGAGCAGTAAAGATGCAGGCGAAAACTATATCACCCTTATTACCGGAGACGGTTTCAATATGGAGGCAATGCCTACTGCAACAGCAGTCGCTAAAGGGCTAATGTCAACAGAAGACAAAGTTAAATTAGATGATATTAAACCTGAGAATTTTATTACAACAGATGAGCGTAACAAGTTAAAAAACATTAATACTAATCTTAAAGGACTAGTCATTACTGGTGAAAATGGTAAAAAATATAACTTAACAGTTGATGTTGAAGGTCAACTGAAAGCTAAGGAGGTTTAACTTTGAAATTAAATCTTTTAAAGAAGTTAGACACAATTTTTAATGATAAATTTATAGGGCAAAATGAACAAAACTACGAAAAGATAGAGAAAGCTATAAATGGACAAAATGATGATATTGAGTATCATAGAAACAATGAAAAAGATGCTCATAATTCAAACAACGTTACTCATTACACAAAGAAAGGTCAGAAAACTAACGTCGGTGATGAATTACGTTATCAAAATGAGGTAAACGACCACCTCGTTTTAGGAGCGTTAGGTAATGGCCAACAAGAAGTTAGACAAAGTCGTGTATCAATTGATGCTCAACAACATCAAACGTTGGAAGAGCGATTGAAACACGACTTTTTACGTGAAAAGAATGATAGAGAAAAAGGTTTAAAAAACTTACTTGATAAAATCAATCGTGTAGTCAATGTCGATGAATTTGGTGCTGATCCAACAGGTGTTAAAGATAGTACAAACGCATTTGTTAAAGCATTTGGCAATGGAAATGTACAAGTTACGATGTCTGCTGGGACTTATAAAGTCTATGGTTTAAAATTACCAAATAACACACGCTTAGTTGGACAAGGTAAAGATATAACAACAATTAAATTAGCAGATGAAGCGCCAGCTGAAACGGTCGTCATTACTAACTTATCTATGGGCGGTAATGCAAAAAACATTGCAATAGAAAACTTTAGTGTTGACGGTAATAGAAAACGTCAAAACAATTCGTTGAAAGCAGCGGGAGGTTCTCTATCAAGTAATGTTCGCTTTGCAGGTGTTAAACATGGTTACATTTACAACATTAAGTCATTTAGTACGCTTTTACATGGAATTGATGTAAATTATGGTGTAGATGAATAATTTTACGGCGGAGATGGCGCTAGACCTAGCGAATCATTGGAAAGTAAGTATGTTCATGTAAATAATTGTGAGACTTACGACTTTGGCGATGATGGCATAACTGTACATTGGAGTAGATACATTCTGATTACAGATTGTTATTCGCATGATCCAATCGGCGGTGGAAACAATAATGGTATTGAAGTTGATGACGGCTCTCAATTTGTGTTTTTATCTGATAACAAAACTGAAAACAACTATGGTGGATTAGAAATAAAAGCGCATGCTACAGCTAGCGCTCCACAAAACATTTTTGTAAACAACCACATGTCTATTAGAGATACACGTTCATACAATATTCGTCATATCGGGCATCATAAAGCAAGTGACCCGCAATCAAAAACTGCTTTTAATGTGGTATTAAGCAACTGTTCTTCAGTTTATCCACAATTTAACGGTGTATACCCTAATACAAGTCCTAGAGCAATCGTAGTATGCGCATTTCGTAATGTGCTTATAAATAATTTCAGTGCATTAGGAGACTCTAAATGGAGTAGTGGCCAACCGGTAGCAGTTGTACAGTACAGAGCAGAAAACGTAACGTTTAATGGCGTTAATATTCAAGGCTTTTCCACAGCTAGTGCGGACTTAAAAATTATGGGTGGAAATAACAGACCTAAAAAGATTACTTTCGCTAATGTTAATTTGTATAAATCATCTAAAACGACTGGTATTTCTGGTGGTTCTAAAGTTTATGATACGAAGATAATCGGTGGTAACTTAATCGGTGCAGGTACTGGTAACGCAATAGAGATGTATAATAACACTGCCGAAATTGTGAATGTGCAGGCAGAAGGATACACAAACCAAGCTGTTATCGCAGGCAGAAATTATTCTAAAGTCCCAACAGTTGTAAAAGGTGGATTTAGCGGCGCTAGTACAGGTGGTGGAGCGTTAGCTGAAACATCTGCTTTGATTGCTAGTACAGGTGGTTCATATGCTCACAGTAATAGAAGCTGGGTTGCAGGTTCAGGTATGAACTCACATGCATATGGTTCGCGTTCTTCAGTTCTCAACTCGCTGGAATCAGAAACAATACCAGGTAGTTACTGTCAAACGATTGTCAACAGTCGTGGTGTTAAATCACCAGGTAATTATCATTTCTTATTAGGTTACGGAACTAACGGAGCGAGAACATCAAATATAAAGATTGATATGTCATCTACAAGCGGTAATATCAAAACAGCAGGACAAGTTACAACAAGCAATAACTTTGCAGATTATGCGGAGTATTTCGAGTCACAAAGCGGTGGTGCAATCAGAAATGGTACCATTGTCACGTTAGAGGGGCGTTATATTCGAAAATGCCAAGAAAATGATGTGCCACTAGGCGTTGTATCTGGGACTGCAGGAATTATTTTAGGTGACCAAACTTTCCATCATAAAGATAGATTTGAACGTGATGAATTTGGTGTTATTCTAACTGAAAAACAATTAAAAACTTGGACAGATGATTCAGGAAATGAATACTCAGAGTATGTTGAAGTTCCGATCGAACGTCCAGATTATGAAGAAAACGAATACTATGAATCACGTGAAGAACGTCCAGAGTGGAATGTTGTTGGACTAATCGGACAAATCTATATCGCAGTAGATAATACAGTAGAAAAAGGCGATTGGATTCGCTCACGAAACGGAAAAGGTACGAAAGACAACGCTAACGGTTATTATCAAGTAATGGAAGTAACTACTCCATATAATCAAGAAAAAGGTTATGGCGTAGCAGTATGTTATGTACATCCTGTAACGAAAGGAGCAATCACTAATGCCTAATGTAGATAAGATAGCAATTTTAAAACAGGAAAATACACCTTATTACAAACCTATCTCGAATACGAAGATAGGTTTTTATAATACTGATAGTAATACTGCTAAAATGCACTTTATTATTCACAAAGACGGATTTCCCTATCAGTTAGGACCTGTTAATGTAACGGGTTATTTATGGCTTAAATCATCTAACGGCAGTATGTCAGGTCAACTAGATTTAGAAATTATTGATTCTCAAAGTGGAGTCGTAGCTGCTACTGTTCCAAATGAGTTTTTGAAAGCAGCAACTAACACTGAATGTAAGGGTCAAATTTTATTAGCTGTAAATGGGAATACAGACATCGCAACTTTAGGTGAGTTTAGTTTTAGAGTAGACGATGCACTTCCTAACCAAATCAAAGGCGATATTAAAGTAAAGTATTTCAGAATGTTCGATGACATGAAGAATACCTTAGAACAAAAGGTTTCTGATATAAAACAGGCTGTTGATAATTTAGAGGACTATGTTATTCGTGTTCAAGATGCCAGTTTTATTGCTATTCAGAAATTAGAGACGATTAAAAATGAAGCAGTCTCTTCTATTGATCGTCTTTCAGCCAATGCTTCTAGTGAATTGAAAAATTTACTAGAACAATACAAAAAAAGTGCAATCGAAACTAAAGACAGTGCAGTTTCGAATATTCAATCTAAAGCAGATGAAAGCTCACAAGTTTTAGATAATAAAAAGAATGAATCTATAAGTTACATTGATGAAAAGATTCAACAATTCAACACTGCATATGAAAATAATGGTTTTGCAACCCCTGGCGATGTGGATAGTAAAATTAACGCACTACAGTGGCAAAAATATAAAATTACCAACGATGATGGAACTCTTAATAATATTACGGGATTTGATTTTAACAACCCTGAACAATTTCTAAATAACGGGGGTAGTGCATATGTAGCACAAGTAATTAATCAACCACTTAATGCAAGTCAGTACGGTTTTGTTCATTGGTATAAGCGAAGTGTAGAGAATACCTCACATGAAAAATTGTATTACACTCCTTATAACACAAATGAAGTTTATTTGCGCACAAAAATCAGCGGAGTTTGGAAAGATTGGGAAAAAATCTCTCACAATCAAACTGATACAGGTTGGATTGAATTCTTTTTGATTAACGGGGCTACTTCTAATACAGCTTTTGCCAATGAAGGTGATGGTGGTTTTAAATGTGCATATAGAAAAGAAGTTAAAGGTAACTTAACTACTAATTACCTAAGGATTAATGGCTCTAATTTGACTCAAGGTCAAGTGTTAGTAATGCTACCGCCTACTTTTACAAAACATGCCCAATCGTTCCCAATACGCGTTCCGACATCCCAAACGCATTTTGGTGGATATATAACAATCAGGCCTTCAGGTGAAGTTAAGTTTTATATTAATGGAGACCCTAGTCAATGGAATAGCTCCGGTTATGTATACGGTGAGTTTTCGTGGATTGATTAAAAGGAGTGAGTTAATGATTGTAGAAAAAGTTGTTTATAACATAGATAATGGTCAACCGTTTTTAGTTTCGCTAAATGAGGAAGGAGAAAGTATTTACCCGGATTTTGAATACACTGAAACTCCAGTACCGGAAGGGATTTATCAACCTATATATTTTGATGTTGAGAATAACAAATGGATAGGATCTACTAGAGAAGAATATGAAAGTAGTTTAGAAGAAACACATCAATCAGGAGTTGATAAAGATAAAATTATATCAGACTTAACAATTCGATTAGCGGCTCAACAGGATGACATCACTAATTTAAAAGAGTTAACCGCTAGTTTAAGTCTTGCTTTAGCGCAAATCCAAGGAGGTATTTCAAATGAAGTATGAAAATCTTAAATATCTTTATGACGAAGGTTTATATACAAATGAACAATTTAAAATTTTTGTGAGAGTAAATTGGGTAACGCCTGAACAATATTTTGAGTGTACAGGGGTTGAATACGAAGCATAGAGGTGTTGCTTATGAAAAAACAGAATGGTCTTGATTACTTTCAAAAAGTTTCGATGTTATGGTCTATATGTTTTGGTATCGCATCAGTTGTACGTGGCGCATATTGGGTGTTTAATGCTAATACCGCACAACACGAAAGTAATTTATATGATGCTATGCACGATGTATTGCCTTTGACATTCTGGGGACTGCCTTTTGCTGTTTCTGGTATTCTTTTAATTGTGTCTGGCTTTTTAACTCCTTATTATCAAACTAGTATTAATTATTTTAGATTTAACCTTTCGGGATATGCGATTGCATGTCCCTTTTACTATATATTCTCTGTTGCAGGCTTCAATAACAGTCTAAATATAGTGACTCCGGTGATAAACTTCAACTTTGCAATTATAAGCGGTGCTATAGCTTATATTGCTTATAGACAACTTAGAGAGTTGAAGAAACAAAAACATGACTGAATTTGTAACGTTAAATAAGTATTTAGAAGATGAAAAGCGCAGAGAGATAGAGAAAGGTAAAATCCATCAAAGAATAAATAACGTTGATAATAAGCACATCGAAAAAAATAATGATTTGAAGTTAATCATCATGACCTTTATTGAAAGTCAGAAGCCTTTAAATGACCACATGAAGGGGATTCGTGATGATTTAAAAGAAGTAAATGATGTATTAAAAGAATACGCAAAGAAAACAGATGAGATTGAAGATAATTTAAGAGATATACAACAAGAACAAGGAAAAGGATCAGTAGACAGAAATAAATTTTTGTTATCAGTTCTTGCTGCAGCAACAGGTGCAGGTGGCTTTGTACCTGTTCTTATCCAAACATTCTTTAAATAAAGTCGGTGCATTAAGTACCGGCTTTTTATTATGAAAGTGAGTTGATGTCATGGCATTGCCGAAAAGCGGTAAACCAACTGCGCAAAATGTTGTGGATTGGGCTTTAGATTTAGCTAGACGTCGAAGTGGCGTAAATGTAGATGGTTATTATGGCATGCAATGCTGGGATTTGCCTAACTACATTTTAAAAAGATATTGGGGTTTTACTACGTGGGGAAATGCGAATGCTATGGCTATAAAAAGTAATTATCGTGGTTATGATTTTAAAATATATAGAAATACGGCTTCGTTTGTACCTCGACCTGGTGATTGGGCGGTTTGGGCTGGAAGCAACCCGGGGCATGTAGCAATAGTAGTAGGACCTAGTACGACTAATTATTTTTATAGCGTTGAATAAATTGGTATGAATTAGTGGATTGTAGTATAATATCATTGCAGAGGTGATATTATGAAACGGTATAAAAAAGAGGATTATATAGGTAAAACAAAAGGTATTTATACGTTTTTAGGAATGGTAAGCAATACTAAAGGAATATTTAAATGTGAACTTTGTGGAAATAAATACGAGGGAAGCTTTTATAATTGGGTTGACAAAGGGAGAAAGGTTTGCAAATGTCAATTCAAGAACACGCATCACAAGTTATACGGTAGATATAGTAAAATGCTAGCAAGATGTTATAAACCACAATCAGACAATTTTCAATATTACGGTGGTAGAGGGATAAAAGTTTGCTCGAGGTGGAAAGAAAGTTTTCAAAACTTTTTAGATGATATGTTGCCAAGTTACTTTGAAGGTGCAGAGTTAGATAGGATCGATAACAATGGTAACTACGAACCCGAAAATTGTCGTTGGGTAACGCATTCACATAATATGTTGAATAGAAAAGGATTTAAAAACTCCACAAAATATCCAGGTATACGAATAACGCCACAAGGTAATTATCTTGGCAGAGTACAAATAAACAAAAAAGAGTATCGCACAAAACGGTATGATAATCCTAAAGAAGCATACAATTCACTAATAGAGATAAAACGGCGCCTTTATTCAGAAATGAATATCGAAGAACCTTCTTAATTCAGGGGAACCCCTAACGTAAATGCGAGGGCAATCCTGAGCGAAGCCTATAAAATATAGGAACGTGCAACGACTATCGAAAGCACACACTAAAACACTCATTCGTGAGTGTTTTTTTACGTGGAAGTGAGTAGAGTACATTCGAGTGAATGGAAATAGAAGGCAACCTAAACGGTTGATGATATAGTCTAGTCTTTATGGAAACATAAAGCTGTCCTTTAATGGACGCGCAATGACTAACGACCATTGTGGAATGAAACGAGATCAAAACTGGTATACAGCTAACTGGTCGGGTTCACCGGCTTATAAAATAAAACATACTTATAGTGGTGTTACACATTTTGTTAGACCACCTTATAAAAAAGAGGCAATTGTACAACCCACTCCGACACCTAAACCACCAACTACAAACGAACCTTCAAAACCAACGAATCCTGAGCCAGAAAAAGAACCTGAGAAACCAGAAGTTAGATTCAAGGATGTTACTAAAGTTGTATACACTCTTAAACGTGATGACTTCGGTAAGCGAGATAAATTTGAACATAGAGTTGCTTGGGGAAATAAACGTAAAGGTAAAGTCAAAGGAATTACTATAAAAAATGCACATACAATGCGTTCAGTTCAAGAATTATACAACGATAGAAATCAGTATATATCCTCTAAAGAATATCCGCATTATTATGTTGATTATATGAGTTCATGGTCACCTAGATTCGAGGGATATGAGTACCCAGGTGATCCAGACAACATAGTTATAGAAGTTTGTGGAGACTATGCAGACGACAAAGAAGCATTTATTTTAAGCGAATTATGGGCAATGATGTTGGGCTATGAGATTTTTGAATACTACAAACTAAAATTCGATGCTAAAAATATTAAGATTGATAACAAAATCTGGCGTTCTTTAAAAGAACATGTTAAGTGGGACTTTATTAAGGACGGATTCCCTCCAAAACAAAAATTGGAAGAATTTGCTAGAGCAGCAGTTGGTTTATATGCGAATAAAGATAACTTATTACAGAATGTAGGTTCAGAAAAAGTAACGAAATCTAAAATTAAAACAACAGTGAAAAACAAAAACAATGAAATTGTGCAGCAAGAAAAGCGTGCTAAAAGCAATAAAACGGCTACCTCAAAAAGTCCTGCTATTACCTCGCCTAAAATTACAGTTGAAAAAAGTAAGTATACATTCACTCAAGCGTTAAATGCTCAAATGACACGAGGAATGCCAATGAAATCTGTCAACTGGGGATGGATACATGCGTCACGCAGTCAGACAAGCAACGCTATGGAACCAAATAGAATTTGGAATAATAGTACACAGCGTTATCAAATGCTTAATTTAGGTAAGTATCAGGGTGTCCCTGTATCAAAACTAAATCAGATATTAAAAGGCAAGGGAACCCTTCATAATCAAGGACAAGCGTTTGCGACTGCATGCAAACGATATAATTTGAATGAGATATACCTAATCGCTCATGCCTTTCTCGAAAGCGGATATGGTAAATCAAATTTTGCAAGCGGTCGTTATGGTATATATAACTATTTTGGTATAGGTGCATTTGATAGTAATCCTAATAATGCAATTAACTTTGCACGTAATCACGGTTGGACTACACCTTCTAAAGGTATTATAGGTGGAGCTAAATTTGTGCGTGAGGGTTATATAAACAAAGGTCAAAATACTTTGTATCGTATGCGTTGGAACCCTAGAAATCCTGCTACACATCAATATGCTACAGCTATTGAATGGTGTCAGCACCAAGCAACAACAATAGCCAATTTATACAAACAAATTGGTTTAAAAGGTATTTATTACACTCGAGATCAGTATAAATAATGAGGTGACAAAATGATATTTAAAAATAAGGATATTAGTACAAATATTAATGAACGTGGTGTTGATATTGGTAGTATCGACGCTAATTTCTATACTGAGGATGAACAAACAGCTTCTATTAGAATTTTTGTTAAATGGAATGACAAGCCTGTCAACTTAAATTTAGTAAACATGCGTCCTGTATTGAATTTATATTTGCAAGACGGTTCTATCTTTGAAGATGAAACATTACAAATTGTTATGCCTGAAAGCGGAGTTATCCAATATAATGTTCCTGTAAATGTAATTAAACATGTAGGCAAAGTAAACGCGAAGTTATTCCTTGTAAATGAAAACGAATCAATTCATGCAGTTAACTTTTCATTTAATATCGTTGATAGCGGTGTGGAAGGTCCAGTAAGAAAAGAATTAAGTTTTAACTTAGTAGATGATGCTATCCGAAGAATTATTCAAGAAAGCACGTTATCTTTATTAGACGATACATTCAAAGCTGACGTGAATGAAGCATTGAAAGCATATGTTATGGCAAATCCTGATGTATTCAAAGGTCCTAAAGGCGATACTGGCGAACAAGGTATTCAAGGTGTTAAAGGTGATATGGGACCTATTGGTCCACAAGGTTATAAAGGTGAAAAAGGGGATACAGGTGAACGAGGACCACAAGGTTTTGTCGGACCACAAGGTCCTAAAGGTGATGCAGGTGCTGCTTTAACGTACAGCGATTTAACAACACAAGAAAAAGAAGAATTAAAGTCAGCGATTGCAAATGAATCGCTTAATGATTATGTGCTAAAAGATAATAGTGTTACTACGAATAAACTTGCAGGGGAATCGGTAACGCCAGAAAAGACAAGTTTTATAACTAATGGCAAAAATTTATTCGATAAGTCTAAGGTACAAATAGGGAAAGTTTTAAATAATGCAAATGGAATGGTGGATTCAACTACTTATAGTGTTTCACAATATTTCTATTTATTATCAGGACAACAAATAACTGTATCTAAGTTACGTAATTACAATTTTATAGATGATGACACTAACACTGTAACTTCGGACGTTACCACGAGAACCAACTTTACATTTACAGCACCTAAAAATGGGAAGTTCCGTTTTACACTTTATACTTCTGATATTGATACTACTCAAGTGGAAGAAGGGACTATAGCTACTACTTACGAACCTTATTATCTAAAATTAGCCGATAACATTAGTTTAAGTAAAGTAAATGTTGATTCAACTAGCGATTTTTTATTAAACAAAAGTGGTAATAATATAAATTTCACAACAACGTTGAATGAAAAATCTCTAGAAATAAGAACAGTTAAATATGGTAGTAAAAACAACAGCTTTAATTTTGATAGAGCCTTTTATGATGGCAAATTAGTTCACGCACTAGGTGATGATATTACACCAGTGCGTACATTCACAACGGTAGGAGCTAACCACGGATATACGAGCATTATCGAGATTCCTAACACAAATAAAACTACTAGCGATTTAGGTAGCGTATGGACTGACGGTAAAATCGAATACACGCTACTTAGAATTGTCAATGGAAACCTAGTGTTGGGATTACCTTATGATGATACAAACGGATATGTAACTTCTACGCAAAGTCCAAGTAAACCTTCAGCAGATTTAACGCATGTCAAAAATGCAACGAATACAGCAGCGATTTCTACCGCAAGTACACTTACTACAACGCAATTGTATCCGTCCACTGGCAAAGTGAAGGTTGATTATTTTTCTGACGGTCAGTCAGTTGATGTAGATGGCGAGTACAAGTGTAATAAAATTGATATTGTAGAAAGCTATCAAATTTTAGATTATAAATCGATTGTAGATTTTGCTAGAAATAATGTAGGTAAAGATTATGCTGATTATAGAGATACAATTCAAGGTGTGCTTGCCATGAGCAATACATTCTCTTATTACGGAAAAGGTAAGTGTACAACTTCGCACAGTATCAGAGCATTACAGAAAGTTTTAATGGGAAGAACAGGTGTATTGCAATCTATGCCATTAGAACATCCAACTTATAAAACGTTCAGATATGTACCTAATGTGAAAATGATGGGAACAGTAGACTTTACTAAACCAATCGATTTATCAACTTATAATACTTCCAATTTTGTTTATCGAACTGATTTGATTGACCCAACTAAACCAGTAGATCGTTATATCGATTACATTCAAAATGGTAATAATGTGGAATTAGCGTTTTCCATGGGGCATATTGTTGATAAAACTAATAGTAAATACGAGGATAGATTATCCAATGTTCCTAATATTCTTTGGGATTTCAGAAGTACTAAAAAGTCATATCCGACAGTGTTGGAAAATAAAATTTTAAACACTGGAGATTACTTTAATTTTGAGGGATACAGAAACTATTTCATACCTGATAATACAGTCACAAATTCTAATATTGTTACAGATAATCAAACTTCGTATATTTATATAGATAAACTGGCAAGTACTGATTATAATTCAACCGATTTCACAAATTTAATTGGAAGCAAATTAAGTATAGTGGCATCAGATGGTTTTGATTTAAAATCAGATGTTATAGATAGCAACGGTTTGAATTATGCTATTACAAAAGAAAATGGATATGCAATTTTAAAAACTATCTAAGTCGGCGCACTGCGTCGGCTTTTTACTATATGGAGGGATTTTATGAATTGGAAATTAAGAATTAAAAATAAAACGGTATTAGGTGGGTTAATCGGTGCTTTACTATTATTCATTAAACAAGTCACAGAATTATTCGGATTAGACTTGTCCACACAATTAGAACAAGTGAGTGCCTTAGCGGGTACAATTATTACTTTGCTTGTCGGCTTAGGTGTTCTTACAGATCCGACGACGAAAGGTATTAAAGACAGCGGTATTGTACAGACATACACAAAGCCTAGAGATAGTAATAATACAGATGAAATGGTTCAGTGGCAGAATCAAGTGCATGCGCCTGAAGTACAACAGTTCCAACCTAAAATATATGATACAACGCAGCCTTTTACAGATGATTCAGATGATATCGGATTTGATGTGAACGAATACGAACATGGAGGCGGTTCAGATGACAGCAAAACTGACTAAGAACGAAGCAATCGCTTATATTAATGAGTTGAAGGGCAAAGGTTGGGACTTCGACGGAGTTTATGGTTGGCAATGTTTTGATCTAGCTAATATGTACTGGTATAAATTATTCGGACATGGTCTTAAAGGCATCGGTGCTGCGGACATTCCTAACGCTAATAATTTTGATGGAGAAGCTGTCATTTATCCTAATACACCTTCATTTAAAGCAGAACCAGGGGACGTTGTTATTTTCAATAGAAGTTACGGCGGGGGTTATGGTCATGTTGCTATTGTTACGAACGGAAATATTGACGGCAACTATAATACTTTTCAATCGCTCGACCAAAACTGGTGGGGCGGCGGTATGGCTAAAACAGAAGTCGCTCAGCTTATCAATCATAATTACGACTTCCCCATGTGGTTCATCCGCCCGAAATATAAAACGACACAAACACGCTCAGCACAATCACCTACACAAAGTATTAAAAAAGCTAATTCTAAAAAGAAAGCAAAACCGGTTAAATTAAACATTGTCAAAGATGTAGTAAAAGGGTACAACTTACCTAAGCGTGGATATAATCCGAAAGGAATCGTCATACACAATGACGCAGGGAGTAGAGGAGCAACTGCACAAGCGTATAGAAATGGTTTAGTCAATGCGCCATTATCGAGACTTGAGGCAGGTATTGCCCACAGTTATGTCTCGGGAAATACTGTTTGGCAAGCATTAGATGAATCGCAAGTCGGTTGGCATACAGCTAATCAATACGGCAACAAAAATTATTATGGTATCGAGGTCTGTCAATCAATCGGTGCAGATGATAAAACATTTTTAAAAAATGAACAAGCGACTTTCCAAGAATGCGCTAGATTGTTGAAAAAGTGGGGACTACCAGCTAATAGAAACACTATAAGACTACACAATGAATTTACATCTACATCTTGCCCACACAGAAGCGCAGAGCTTCACACAGGCTTTAATCCAGTCACTCAAGGGTTATTGCCTAAAGATAAGCAATTGAAGCTTAAAGACTACTTCATTAAGCAAATCAGAGCTTATATAAACGGTAAAGTACCTATTGCTACAGTTACTCAAGGTACAAGCGCATCAAGCAATACGGTAAAACCAGTTGCAGGAGCATGGAGGCGCAATAGTTATGGTACTTACTATATGGAAGAAAAGGCGAGGTTTACGAACGGTAATCAGCCGATTATGGTACGAACTGTCGGTCCGTTCACAAGTTGCCCACATGCTTATGACTTTCAACCGGGTGGCTGGTGTGATTATACAGAAGTAATGCTTCAAGATGGCCACGTTTGGATCGGTTATGACTGGCAAGGACAGCGATACTATCTACCAATTCGTACATGGAACGGTGTCGCACCACCTAATCATGGTGTAGGCGACCTTTGGGGTAGTATTCATTAAGAATATATGATAATATAATAATTACCTATCATGTTTTTTCTCTTTATTACACCAATTACGTGATAAGTGAGTAAAAAAAGGTATAAGGTTGATTTTGAGGGCTGCTTTTGGTGAGGCAGCTCTCTTTTATTTTGTCAAATGTGTAGTAATTTTCAAGGAAATGTGATAAGATACATTTACCCAATGAACCCATTTACTTTCCACCCTTCGGGGTGGTTTTTATGTATAATAACCATTAAATTTACATACATACTAAAGACCCCATTGCTACACGAGAAAGCAAGGGGGCCGGTAAACAAATAATTAGATAGGGAGTGTTGACAAACAACACTGCTTTTAATTTTTGTAAGTCAGGGACGAGACTTACAATGTATATACTATCCTTTATTATCAATGATTAAACATAATGAGATGAAGTATCTAATTAACTAAAACTTCTTTTTGTTTTTGACACCAGAAAAAATTTGTACTACTATATATAACGCAGTATCGAAAAAGATACTGTAACATTTATAGTTTCTCTATCTAACTCGACTTTCGGATGTTATAACTTTTATGTTAAAAAGTCTTGAATGTGCAAGTATGGATTATAGTGCTTAGGGGAGGTTGCTTCAGCAGCCTCTTTTTTATGATATAATACAGATACACGAGAGGCACCGTGATTAACAACCAATCCCGATTGTTGATACCCTTTCAATCCAGTGTCTTTAAAAAGTAGTTGTAAGCCAACGCTTATTTAAACCTACACCACCCACACATGTCACTGGGTGGTTTTTTATGTTATAATAGAAATATGAAATAGTTGTTCCATGAAACGACTCGGTCATCGGCACAGACCGCTTAAAGTGTCTACATCACATCAACTGAGCATTCATATGACGTTGCTGACGAGTGACATAGCTCTGTGTCCCCGAATGGGGGTAGGTTGATGTGGTGTATATACATAACAAGACCCACCTATTAAGTTAGGTGGGCTTTTTGTGTGTGGTCTTGTATGTTAAATCACAGGTGCTTTCCCTCCTGGTGAATAGTACAACACTTTAAAATGTTTACAAGCACAACATAACCAAATCGCTGCACATAGCCGCATTGTAAACTTATTTAAATCAAAAGGTTATGAAGGTGAAATTGGTTTAGTTCACGCATTAACACAATTCTACAGCATCGATGATCAACCATTAAACCAAATCGCTGCTTACAAACATGATATCTTTATGAATGGTTTCATGTTAGACGGAACATTCCTAGGTTACTATACTCCAGCTAAATTAACTGTAGTAAGAGAAATCTTAGGTGAAGAATTCGAACAATTAGATATTCGCGAAGAAGAACTAGAAAAAATCCGTAAAGCTGCACCACAACTTGACTTCTTAGGTATTAACTATTACCAAAGTAACTGGATCAAATACCATAATGAAGAAAGTTATATTCACCATAATGGTACAGGCGATAAAGGAACTTCTGTCTTCCGTGTTAAAGGTATCGGAGAAGTTGTTAAAAATGAAGCAATCCCTACAAATGACTGGGATTGGTACATTTATCCAGAAGGTCTATATGACATGATGGAACGTATTAAAAACGACTATCCTAACTACAAAAAAATCTATGTTACTGAAAACGGCCTAGGCTACAAAGATGTACTTGAAGATAACGGTGAAGTACATGATGACGAACGTATTGACTATGTAAGACAACATATTGAAGCAATCGAACGTGCATACGCAGACGGTATCAACGTTAAAGGTTACTTCATCTGGTCACTACAAGATATGTTCAGCTGGTCAAACGGCTACAATAAACGTTATGGTTTATTCTATATCGATTTCGAAACTCAAAAACGTTATGTTAAAGACAGTGCGAAATGGTATAAACAATTATCAGACGACATTTATGGAAAGTAA